ACGCTGGCGGCTCGCCGGCACCGGCATCCTGGTCGAGCGCAAGGACGAGATCATCGCCCGCATCGGCCGCTCGCCCGACAAGGGCGACAGCCTGGTCTACGCCCATGCCCGCCCGCTGGTGCCGGGGCAGGGGCTGCTCGATTTCCTGCGCGACGAGATCGCGCGCGGCTGAACAAAGGGAAGGATGATCAATGCCTGCTACCGCTTCCCCCTCGGGCGCGGGCCTGCTGACGCGCGTCGTCGGCGGCCTGCGCTATGCCATGACCGGTGCGCCGCCGGCGGCCTGGTTCGGGCCGTCGGCGCCCTTGTCGCCGGAAGCGCCGGCGAGCGTGGCCGGCCGGCAGTTCGACTATCCGGTGGGATTCAACCTGCGGCTCCAACCGCGCCAGGACGAGGGCACCAGCTTCGCCGAGTTGCGCGGCCTGGCCGACGCCTATGATCTGGTTCGTCTGGTCATCGAAACGCGGAAAGACCAGGTCGAAGCCCTCGATTGGGCGATCCGCTCGCGGACCGGCCAGGGGCCCGACCCGCGCATCGCCGCGGTGACGGAGCTGCTGCGCTCGCCCGACCGGGAACATCCCTGGTCGAGCTGGGTTCGCCTGCTGCTGGAAGACCTGTTCGTGCTCGACGCGCCGACGCTCTATGTCCGGCGCACGGCCGCGGGCGGGCTCTGGGGCCTGGAAGTCATCGACGGCGCCACGATCAAGCGGTTGCTCGGTCCCGACGGGCGCACACCGCGAGCGCCGGACCCGGCCTACCAGCAGGTGCTGAAGGGCGTGCCGGCCGTCGACTACACGGTGGACGAATTGATCTATGCGCCGCGCAATCCGCGGCCGCACCGGGTCTACGGCTATTCGCCGGTCGAGCAGATCCTGATGACGGTCAACATCGGGCTCCGCCGCCAGGTGAGCCAGTTGAACTACTTCACCGAGGGCAATACGCCCGAAGCCTTGATCGGCGTGCCCGAGCAATGGACGCCGGAGCAGATCCGGCAATTCCAGGAATATTGGGATGCGCTGCTCGAAGGCAACCTGGCGGCAAGGCGCCACACGCGCTTCGTGCCGGGCGGCTTGAAGTACCAGCCGATCCGCGAGACCCCGCTCAAGGACGAGTTCGACGAGTGGCTGGCGCGGGTCGTGTGCTTCGCCTTCTCGATTCCGCCGACCGCGTTTGCCAAGGGCACCAACCGGGCGACGGCGGAGACGGCACAGGGCACGGCGCTCGCCGAAGGGCTGCAGCCGCTGCTGGTCTGGTTGAAGGCGCTGATCGATCGGATCCTCTCTGACGTGTTGGGCTGGCCGGACCTGGAGTTCGCCTGGGCGGACCGGACGGCCCCCGACCCGCAGGCCCAGGCGACCATCGCCTCGGCCTATGTCGCGGCCGGCATCAAGACGCGCAACGAGGTGCGGGCCGAACTGGGCTTGGATCCGATCCCCGGCGGCGACACGCTCACCACCGCGACGCCGGCCGCCCCGTTGCCGGGTGGCATGGCCAAGGCGGGATATAGCGGGAACCAGCCGCGCGATGAGGCTCGCCAATGGGCGGACTCGTCGGGCGACGGACCGGCTTCGGGTTCGATCGCCGACGTCAAGGTCATGGGCGATCCGAACAGTTTCAACTATGCGGGGAGCCAGACGGGCGCCGCCATTGCGGCGACCGTTCTCGGCAGCACGGCACTGGCCGCCGGCGGTGCCGTCGCAGCGGAGGCTCTATTGGCTCCTGCCGTGGCCGTGGCGGACAGCGCGCCCGTGTTTTCGCCGGTCGAAACGGCCGGACTGCGCCAGCTCTTCGGTCAAGGACCGGACGGCGCCCAAGATCTGCTGGATCAGCTTGGACGGGGCGCGGTGGACCTACCGTCGGATGTAACGATACAAACTCCGAGGAATCACGAACGGATCGCGGAGCAGGCGATCGCGCGCGGGATCGACAAGATCGGCACGCAAGCTCTGAGATTGCAGGCCATCCGGCACATTCTTGGCAAGTAGGAGAGGATGATGGATGTGCTTAGTGTGCAGTCGGCGCTGCTCGCCCGTGGCGTGAAGCTATCGCCGCCGGCGACCAAGACCGACTTGGAGCGACTTGGCCGGTTTGCCGGCTCACACGCAAACAAGTCTCTCTTTGAGATATACTCGGTGTTCGACGGGTTCGAAGAGTACGACAGGAAAAGCCAGATACTGATCTGGCCAATTCACAAAGTAATTCAGATGGAAAACGTCGCGTCGACCATCGACGGCGAAAAATATATCGCGTTCGGCGACGTCATGATCGAGTCCGATTTCCTGATGGTGGGAGCGGATAACGGGAACCTTCCGGTTCGCCTGCTCCATGAAGGCAGGGAAATGGCGGTTTCCATGCTGGATTTCCTGAAGGGACTGAGCGACGGCCGCTTCGATTTCCTCTCATAAGGCCGCAGCGGGGGCTGCGCCGGGCCTCACGCCGTTGAGAGCAATCCTGCGAGAGCGGCCAAACCGATTGCCTCGGTGTCCTGGCGTATCGGGAACGTCTCGTTTCCGGGATAGACGGCAAAGCGACGCTGCGGCTTGAGGTCTTCGCACGCCACGTGAAAGCCCTTTTCGACCTTGGGTGCCATACTGCGCTTCACCTCGATCGCCCAGAGGCGTTCGCCGGGGAGGGCCAGCAGCAGATCGATCTTGGCGCGGTTTGAGGACGCGCTCAATCATCCTTGTATTTGTGGATTAAAATTCCGGAAATACAAGGATGACCCATGTCCATACCTGAACAACCGACGCCTGTCCAAAGGTCGAAGGGGCATGCGAAGACGCGTCGCGTCGCGAGCTTGCTGAAGCCGGAGCTGCCGGTCAGTTGTCTCAAGGCTTCAGAACAAAACAAGAACTTTTCCGCTTGACCGGTTCCGAAAGATCTGTCAGAAAATTCCCATCGTTCGAATTGCGCCCGCCCGGCACCTGCCGCGGCGGGCTTTTCATTTCCGGGCCTCGGGGCCCGGTCGCTCCCGCACAAACCGCCATCCGAAGGAGTTCCCGATCATGAGGATCTACGCGCCGCTGCAGAAGATCGACGAGGAGCAGCGCATGGTCTACGGCTATGCCTCGACCGAGGCGCTCGACAGTCAGGGCGAGATCATCAAGCGCGACGCGATCGAGGCGGCGCTGCCCGGCTTCATGCGCTTCGGCAACATCCGCGAGATGCACCGGCCCTCGGCGGTCGGCAAGGCCAAGGGCGCCACGATCGACGACAAGGGCCTCTATCTGGCCGCCAAGATCGTCGACGACGACGCCTGGGCCAAGGTCAAGGAGGGCGTCTATTCCGGCTTCTCGGTCGCGGGCCAGGTGACGGCGCGCGATCCGCTGCAGAAACACGTCATCACCGGCTGCCAGCTCTCGGAGATCAGCCTGGTCGACCGGCCCGCCAATCCCGAGGCCGTGTTCGAGATGTTCAAGGCGGATGGCATCGAGAAGGTCGGCCGGCGCAATTCCAAGGCCGACCTCGCCCATATCCAGGCGATCCACGACCATGCCGCCCGGCTGGGCGCCAGCTGCCCCGGCTGTTCCGGCGGCGACGACGAAGAGGACGACGACGAGGGCTCGGGCGGTGGGGGCGATACGGTCGCGAAGCTCGCCCGGTCGCTCGGACGCCTGACCCAGGACTATGCGCGGCTCGCCGCCCGCATCGGCCGGATCGAGGACCGGCCGCTGCCGGCGCGCGGCACGTTGCGCGCCATCGCCAAGCACGAGGATCTGGGCCGCCATCCGGCCGACGAGCCGGGCGACACCAACGGGCTGATCAAGGCGGCGCTGGCCCGGCCGCGCATCTTCTGACCCGGTCCCTTCATCCCCGTCCGTCCGACCCGGCCCCGTGCCGGGTTTTTTATTGCCCACCCGCCTGAAGGATCTCCCATGACGACGACCGACGATACCTTGAGCCTGACCCGCGAGGCGCTGGCGGCACCCATGCCGTTCGGCGCCCTCGCCAAGAGCTTCACCCAAGCCTCGAGCCCGGTCTCGGGCATCACCTGGTACGATCTCGAAAAGCCGGCGAAGTCGCTGGTGCCGGTCATCACGCCCTTGCGCAACATGATCCCGCGCGTGCCCGCCTCGGGCGGCATCCAGGCGAATTGGCGCGCCATCACCGGCGTCAATGTCGGCAACGCCACCTTCGGCGTCAGCGAAGGCAACCGCGGGCCGGTGCTGATCACCAAGACCCAGGACTATTACGCGGTCTATCGCGGCTACGGCTTCGACGATTTCGCGACGTTCGAGGCGAGCTACGCTGCCGAGGGCTTCGACGATCTGAAGGCCCGGACCATGGAGGGGCTGATCAAGTCGCTCATGATCCAGGAGGAGAAGATCGTCCTCGGCGCCAACACGTCGCTGGCGCTCGGCACGACGCCGACACCGACGCTCGCCACCGCGGCAACCGGCGGCACGATCGCGGCCGGCACCCAGAGCGTCGTCTGCGTGGCGCTCAGCTATGAGGGCTTCCTCGCGTCTTCGGTCGCGGGCGGCCTGCCGCTCTCCGGCACCCGCACGCTCGCCGACGGCACGACCGAGCAGGTCAACCAGGGTACGGCGCAGAAATCGACGAACGCGACCATCGCGACCTCGGGCTCGGGCTCGACCGTCACCGCCTCGGTCGTTCCTGTCCCCGGCGCCTTCGGCTATGCGTGGTTCCTGGGCGCTGCCGGCTCGGAGAAGCTCGCCGCCATCACCTCGGTCGCGACCGTCACCCTGACCGCACCGGCCTCGGCCGGGGCACAGGCCGCGAGCGCGGGCTTCGCCACCGACTGCAGCCAGAACCGGCTGATCTTCGACGGCCTCTTCTCGCAGATCCTGCAGCCGGGCAGCGGCTCCTACATCAGCACGCTCGCCAATGGCGCGACCCTGACCGCCGACGGCGTCGGCGGCGTGGTCGAGATCGACCAGGCGCTGCAGAGCTTCTGGGACAACTACCGGCTGGCGCCGGACGCGATCTGGGTGTCGAGCCAGGAACAGCGCAACATCACCCGGAAGGTGCTGTCGGCCACGACCGGGGCGGCGCAGCGCTTCGTCATCAACGTCGACCAGGGCCAGATCAAGGGCGGCGACCTGGTGACGTCCTACCTCAACAAATACTCGATGGACGGTGCCCAGGCGATCCCGGTCCGGCTGCACCCGAACATGCCGCCCGGCACGGTGCTGTTCACGACCTCGACCATCCCCTATCCGCTGTCGAACGTCGCGAACGTGCTGCAGATGCGCATGCGGCAGGATTTCTTCGCGATCGAATGGCCGCGCCGG